ACACAGCACCATGTTGAGGAACCCAATGTTAACGTCCTTGAAGGTCAAATCAAGGCGCTTCTTCCTTTGGGTCAAAATGGTTACATCCACCTTACCGAACGTAAGATTCGGTGGATGTGGCACTGACATCACGGCGTTGTCAAACGGCATCGCTGCCGTATTTTGAACACCCATGACAGTGTCGAGCTGGCTATTATTCTCCGTTTTCCAACTAACGACACGTTCAGGGTTGACCTTCATGAATATCAGTGCTTCACCCCAGCTCAGTAAGCTTTTATGTCCTCTCCTGAGATACGACTCTCTGAAGACAGGGCCTTCTGGCTGTTTATCAATCAAACTCTGTGGGTCCCACCTAAAAGGTAAGAACGTAGAGACCTTGTTGATGGCAAGGTCCCAAGCCTCAAGTTTTGCGTGGGAGAAGTGACTCATCAGTTGATCATGAGTCATGATAGCCGAATAGCAAGCAGCAGTCTCACAAGACTTGCTGTAGAAATAAGCAGCTTCTTGGCGTCGTCTAACCTCGGTTGGCATGGCTAAGACGGCTTGCAAGCTGAATACTTCCTCTTTAACTAGGATGCTATTAGCGGCTTCCTCTTCCTTCTTGAGTTGGAGAGCTTGAACCTCGGATGGGGGGGGTTCTGGGGCCTCAATCCGAGGGCGTTCCACGATTAGTGGCATCTTGAACACTGACATCTCAGCTTTGAGCGTGTCAGTTAAGCCCTTAACCCAGGCTTTGTCCATCTTTTGGAGGTTAGAATACAGTGGTGTAAGAGCCTTCTCCCACTGTCCGTTATGCTGGATCCACGTGCTCTTATCATTAGCTTCGTCGTGGAGCGCAAAACCATTCTCCTCTACTATGATGGTGTAGATATCGATGTCATCGCGGCTAATACGGATCTTCTGTTCGTGGGGATTAAAAGTGGTGACAAAGTTAGCGCCACTGGCTCGAGGACCAATAAACGCCATTGCCTCCACTAATTTCGCCTCACCGAACATTTTTGACTTGCCAAATTGAAAGAACTCATTTGGACAAGTTTTAGCAGGTGCGACTTCCGCTTTTCGCACGTGCTTGTTGTTTCGTGGTTTAGACTTGGTGTTGCCACCTCGTCCACTGCCTCTGATGTTACCACGACCACCGTCCCCGCTGTTGGGTTGGCTGTCTTCAGTGTTTGGAGCTAGATTTGGGTGAAATCCCAGGGGCGTGTAAGGGCCGCCATCTGGGAGGGGTAACCGTGCTAAGGACCCCTTCAGCTTGCGCTGTCGTCACGAGGCATGTGCGGAAACCTTTCG